TGTTCATAATCAAAACGAGAATTGTTCGGGTCTAAACGCTCAATTCTCCTGTGCATTTCGCCTTCATCATCTTCTGCTGTAAAGATAATTGTATTACCAAACTCTGTAATGTGATCCCCGAAGGCACTTGACATAGGCTGACCACTAGATACCTTCATAGCCAAATCCAGTGTCATCATACCTTTACCCGCATCTCCAGCGGCTGAGAATATGATTGGCACACCTAATGGCAATGTATCTCCGATTAAAAACTTTTGTTCAGGAGCTTGACCCTGAAACCTTTTAATCAATAAACTTTCGTCCAGTAAGTTAATTGTTTTCTTTACATACTTTATTGTTGTGTTGAGAAAGTTAGCAATGTCAAAGCTCTCTGCAATTGCATCCGCTGCATCCCATCTTTCAGGCTTACCCGCTGGTGGAGTCAACATTGTCACTGACCTAGCACCCGCATTCATAGCTAAATCTTGTACGAGTTCCGCAACTTTCTTACCTGCATTGTCGTTATCGGGCCAAATTGTTAGTTCCTTACCATGCAAAGGTGAGAAGTCAAACTGACTGGCTGACTTACGAGACAACATACCCGCTCCGCCCATAGTACATGTAGCTGTAAATCCCATCTCATTAAGAGCATCAGCACATTTCTCACCCTCAACCCAGATAACTTTCTCAGAAGCAGAAATGTTCGGTATATTATATAACGGTCTGACATCAGGCATCTTAGGATAAGGATTAGTACCAGTAAACTGACGAAACTCTTTCTTAGGCTTACCGTGATCATCCATTACAGGATTACCCGCACCGTCTCTCATATTGTATCGTCTTACCATACAAAGTATTTCTCCATCTGCATTTAAATACAAATGTTCGGTGTCAAATGGTGTGTTTAAATTAATCTGCTGGCGCAAAGACCTGTTGATAATTGGTGGTTCAGACTGTTCATCTCTTACAAATCTTGGTGAATCGTCCAGATAGTTTCCGAACAATTCTTTAATTTCAGGTAAACGCATGCCTCTACCCTCCATTAGTATTTTTACAATACCGCCAATACCTGACGCACCGTTAAAGTCCTGACCCTTCATAAAGTATGGTGATCTAGGATTTATATCTATCTTTAACGATTGACCAGCCTCTCCTGATAATGAACCGATAGAGAATTGATCCCCACGAACAACACCGTTTGGATATGTGTTTCTAAGTTCATCTATCTGTACCTCTGGCGGTACTTTCTGACTAATTAACTCTACTAACTCGTGTGAGTTCATGTCACGATTTTTATTGCCAAGTCTAATTATACTCATTATTATATCCTTACTTCATTGGCTGAAGTAATAGGCGACATTTGTTTGTTTCTCTACGTCTCATGTCGCCTATTTTAACTCCAACATCTATCTTGAAATTCACACCACTTACAATCAAAGAAGTCTTTTGAGAACGCTACTCTTGGTAAAACTTCGTTTGCTTTCGTGGCTTCTAAAATATTCACTGCTTTATCACTCATCTCTTGTGCCAAACTTTTATTAAATGGAACAAGTTCGTAATATATTTGACTTGTGTTTTTATTCAACACGGTAAATAGACAAGGATGTTCTGTTAAGTTCATGTAGGCTTGATACAAAGCTATCTGGGCTGCATAAACTGGATTAGTTCTAGCTACNCCNTTCATCATAAATTCTCTAAACTTNTTATCATTGGCTGACTTATTCTCCCACAAACACGGATACCCCATGTCCACAGGACCTCCACATATTACACCGTCTATATGACCTTTAATTTCCCCATCTGCGATAGAAAAACCAAATTGTTCGCCTTTTTTGTCTTCTGTACGCAAATCAAAGTTAGCATTTTTTAACCATTGTGCAACAGAATCTTCTATCTCGTGTCCAAACTGAAAGATTCTCAAGGTATTTGCAGTAAAATCACGACCCTCATCAGCCTCATAACCCATGTATCTATATTGTATTTTTCTGGAACATGATTCGCCAAGAGATGAACCACCTAAGTAAGTTCTTTTCTTACGTTTACTGTTTTGATCTAAGATTGCTTCATCAAGACATGATGAAATCATTTCTGTTATATCTTTAGAAGGGAGCATCGCCACCTCCTGACCATGATTTGTCCGAGTGTAAAAAGTGGATGCGAGCAAGGTATTCTCCTTCATAAAACAATCCTATGTCTGATGACAATTGGATGTTAGATATTATACCAACAACTTCGTCTTCTGACAAATCGGACAGTTTTTTATCCCAGCCTATTTCCGAACAAATCCGAGCAAACCTCTTTAATGGATGGTCGTCTGACATTCTTCGTCCTCCTCAATATAAAATTGTAAATCAAATACAGCTCCAAAGTAATGAACAACAGCCTTACAAGACACTACATCATCAAAATCATCACAAGTATCCATAATGGCATCGTTAATGTATTCGATTAGATCTTCTTTACTACAGTCCAAATCTATAGGAACAAACATTTTACCTTTTTTCTTAACAGTAGGATTTTTAAGTAAAAGAGTATAATCAACTCTAATGCTTGCCATCCTTTGCCTCCATAGCTAAAGCACCATATCCTATTATGTCTACATAACTATCTTCATGGTTAGGAGTTTCTATCAATCTGGACAACTTAACTGCAATCATACATTGATACACTTGCTCTACAGTAACATCTCTTTCTAAGATAACAGACCACATCTTAGCTATTCTAAGATGGTTCTTATAAGCATCACCATAATTCTTAGCTCTGTCACCTGTTATTAATTGTTCGGCTTTTTTCAGTGCTTTACTTCGTTGCATCCTTTTCTCCTATTGTTATAATTTTTGTATCTATTTGATCTTTATTCCAAACATAATTCAACCAGCAAGCTGCTTTGTACTTGTTCCAACTGAAATCTATTGGCTTTATGTGAACACCATAACGTCTTAATACTTCCGATTGTTTTGGCGTTACAGCTTCATTTAACCACCTCTTACCCTTCTTAGCGGCATCACTGTCTTCTATCTGTCTTAGGAAGTCATCAGCAGATGCTATGGCTTGTTCTTTAGTACCAACACTAACTACTCTTAACTTACCTCCAGTACGCTTTACAACTGCTATAGATATGTCATCCAAATGTGCAACCATACCAAAACCATTAAAGCCACTAGCACTCATACAAGCACCGTTGTTAAACAAGTCAATCCATCTAAACGGTGATCTATCCATAAGATCAACTTCAGTCATTACAAAGTCTTCTAATGCTTCTTTGCCTTCTGCACCAAACTCATATCCACATATAGGACACTCACGAGATGACAATGGCACTTCTGACTGACAACTAGGACAAACTTTAACGGGAGCTTCACCTGATCTTTGAGCTTCAGCACCTTCAAGATTAACACCTTCATCTAATGATCCGTGTGTAAGTACACTAGTTCCAAAGTCTAAAACCACACAATCTTTCTTGATAACGTCTGGATGTTCTTCTGGATCTATTGTTCGCAAGCCACGACCAATCATCTGTACCATTGTCGATTTGTATGAACATGGTCTTGTTAGTACAATACAACTGACAGGTGGAGCATCAAACCCTTCTGTAAGCACAGCTACATTAACAACAACTTGTATGTCTCCATGTTCCAAGTCATGTAGTATTTGCTTTCGTTCTTCTGACGGAGTTTCTCCAGTGACCAGTTCTGCTCTTACATTTGATCTACGATACTCATCACAAACATCTTGTGCATGGACAACTGTAGAACAGAACACAACTGTCTTTCTGTTTCCCGCTTTGTCTTTCCATTCATCTATTATCTTCTCGTTGATGGCTCTCTTGTTCATAATCCTTTCAACTTCGCCCATGTCAAAGTCCGACACAGTTCTGCGAACATTTTGCAGTTCGTCTGTAACACCTACGTCAATAACAAATGTCTTAGGCGGTACAAGAAAACCCTCACGAATAAGTGTTCCTATCTCAATTTGATGCGAACAATTATTGAATACAGTCTTTAAACCTTTTTTATCTCCACGATTAGGAGTCGCTGTAAAACCAACTATCTCCACAGAATTGTTCGCTTCTTTGACCCTGTTAATAATTCTTTGATATGTATCTGCTATTGCATGGTGACTTTCGTCAATCACAACCATGTCAACAGGCTTCATGTTATCCAAATTGTTCGGTCTTGAAAGCGTCTGCACCATAGTAAATATGGTTTCTCCAGACCAATCTTTCTCTGATCCGTCAACTATACTTGTGGATATATTTGGATTAACACGGGAAAATTTCTGTGCATTCTGTCGTACAAGCTCATCTCTGTGCTGTATAACTAATACTCTATCGCCTTTTTTATATTTCTTGCCTACTAATGCAGACAACATAATAGTTTTACCCGCTCCCGTTGGAGCAACAACGATAGTGTTTTTGTGTTTA